AAAAAGTTTAAAAAGAGAATTTTCTATTGTCCGTGTTGGAATCGGTTTTCGAGTACTACATAATTAGGCAATACTTTCCGACTCTGCAACTTAAAATTTAACAAAAACCTGTTCCCTCATTCTTATTTTAAAGAGATCATAGGGATTCACAAGCGAAGCGCGCCGAGATAGACGAACTCGTAATCGACCGGAGATAAAACGCATACCGACAGCGAGACCCGGCAAGCGAGCCAAAAAGCCAAGGACCGCCCGCAAGGAGCTTAACATCCCCATAATCTCCTTGTTTGTACAAGCTTCCAACTGCCCCCGGTAAGTTGTAATAATTGAATAAAGGACTGAAATAAGCGCCGTCAAATGTGTTATTTGCACTGTTACTGAACGTGGCCTCCAAGCGGCTGTCTGTTCCATCATCATAGTACAAAGCAACACCGTTGGTGGCTGCACTGGCATCATGGACTAGTTGGACAACTACCGCACCATCGTAATTGGTTGCCACGTAAACGTTTTTACCGTGTACTGTGTTGTTTATTAATAATTTGTTTGGTTCTGTTGCGGCCCTGTTCATGTAGACAGGGATTCCAGTGTTTGCGGTGGCATCGTGTTTGATGATGAATTTTTGATTGCTTCCAAGGGTGATCCACACATCCACCGAACCGGTCGCCATATTGCTGCATAGGTATGGGATTCCACTTGTACTGAATTTAAGGTAGACTTGATTCCCCCCAGGACTGGCGGCATGGTAAACTGTCGCAGTTGCCCCCGCAGCGGTTAATCCAATGTTTGCAGCGGCCATATCGAACCGGTAGGACTGGTCACTGAGCCACTGGTGCATCACTCCAGTTGCGTCTTCTAATCCAATGCTGCTGATCATCCGTCGGCTGGCCGTGTCTATGTGGCCCCCTGTGGTGACAGGATCAGCAGACCCGGCGATGTTGGTTTCCTCATTGGTGCCCCGGGCTGCTATCTGGAATTCCCAATCTGTGAGCATTCTCAGTCCTACTTTACCGGCCCTTTCAACAAAAGCGTTCCAGTCGACAGTGTCCAGGATAGTGGCACCATTTACTGATTGTACTCCGTTATTGCCGTCATCTGATGCAAGGTATATTTGGATCCAAAGTTGTAGGAGGTCATCATAGACCATCCCCCTGTTGTCCAGGTTCCGGGCCCGGTGTCTTAGGTCCCAAACACTGGCCGGTAATATTTCCCCTGCCAGGTATCCGGATAAGGGATGTCCTGAGATTGTTCCCACATTAGCACATAAAGTATGGAATCCACCAGCCCGGACACTGTTATCAGCCGTGTAACCTGCCGGATATGTGGATGCTAGGCTGTAAGCTATGTCCAGGAATCCATCATCATAACAGGCGTACAGGTTGTAATCCTTCCCGGCTTCCATGGCCCCGGTGTCCAGGTCGGCACTGGTCACAGTTATGTCTTCATCAAGCCAAACCACACCCTCATTGGTTCTTATTTTGAATGGACCGTTGGTGGCCCCTTTTAGGATTAATTTATCCTTATCTGTGGCGTGAGGGTAGATTAAACGCCTGTCTCTTTCTGGAACGAGTTCTATATAATCAGTTCGGGGAGCTTTACCTATCATGTTAACACTACCACTGCGGCTTCTATTTCTTCAGGAGGATATTGTTCTGTGAGTTCAGAGACCTTTACTTCCCTGGCCTGCGCATTGAGTCTTACTACGTCCATCCATTCCTCAAATCCTTTCTGTTTATGGAGAGGTAGGGGGTTTTCTATTTCCTCAGTTTCAAAATCTGAATTAGGATCGTCAGGATTTAGTGGTTTAGTGGCCCTGGTAGCTGTTCGGTCATCAAAATCCTGAAGGTTTTGTAACTGTTCTAGGGCTGCTTCTTTGAATATTTTATCGGCTAAAAGGTTTTCAAAATCCTGTTTGATGGTTGGAATCATTGTTTTTCACCTCAAAATATCCGCTCTGAAAACAGCACCTGCACTGAAGGTTATGGTGGTTATTGCTGTGAAGTCCTGATCATACACATCGTCAGGTTTAAGAACCTTAGAACTAGTGTTAGCTCCATCAGAAACGGTTATAGTTAATTCCCCTGCTCCATCATTGATTAATTCTATCCGTGTTGCGGGGTCTCCTGTGACTGTGTAAACGTTGTCAGTGAGGTCTGTTTCAGTTATACTAGCTATACACACCTTACCAATCTGTAAAGTGTGCATGGGGTCTGTCGCCGTCCCCGCCGACTGTACCACACCAGACTCATTCCTGGGTACTACTGTGGGGCCGTTTTCGTCTCCTTTTAATTCTCTTAAACCTTTTTTTCCTATTCCATTCTTGTTCGGGTCTTCGTATTGTATTGTTCTTACCATTATATGTCTCCTCCAACTACATTTGTTTGATCAAAAAAAAAATATTTCAAAAAAAGATAAAAATTCTATTCAAAGTTATTAATTTGAGCATCCCATCCATACCGTACTGTTCCTTTGCAGAAATGACTATATGGCATCCTTGTATCTGTATAGTTATACCAGAACAGAGTCGACTGTTGACTGATGTGGACATGTATATACTCAATATCCCATGGTATCTTGCCATAGGGATAGATGTGACCTACAAAATCTTCAATAACCCAAGTGCTACCACCATTTTTCAATTCACCAACCAATGTTGCGTTTCCATGTGGACCTAATATCACAGCAGGCTGGCCACGGATAATCATGTAAGGGTTCCCCTGGGGCCACCACCAATCCCCCTTGCCAACTACCCCCCCAGTATTACTTGCTCCAAGACCAATCCAAACACCACCATAAGGATACCAAGGTTGAAACCCCAATAATTGTTCTGATCCGATTTCAAAGTCGAAGCGGGCATTAACATAATCCCCCCACCCGATAGGGTCTGAGAGATGGATGCTGTAAGCGTGGTATTGGTATGTGTTATCTGCGGGGTCGTGTTGTTGACTGTAATCATGAGTACTCTTATCAATCAATGGACAATCCCGGTAAGGATTCAGCCCAGGATTAAGGGCTGCAAGGTCACCATCCTTCAAAGCAACCACCACCACAGTATCCCCTAGACCTATACGGCTATTACCATGCGTCACGAGATCCCCATCACTAGTATGGTGAACTACAATCGTGTCACCCACACCCAGATTAAAGCCTTTATGCAAGGCGATTTTTTCACCATCACGGGAATTGAAGATTATACACTGATCACCCGCCACCACGTCAGGGTTGTTGGTGAATAGGCTTTCATCGTACTCAGTCATGCTTCGTGTCTCCAGTTGCCGCCAGGGTTGCGGATGTTCACCACTACACCGCTGCCTTCTGGGCCGGCCATCCACACATCACACCTGTCCCCTTCTGTGGGGATGTTAGTGACTATTGCGGTCACGGCCTTGTTATCGTCGACCTCTTTTTTTGCTATGGCGTAGACGGTATCATAATCATTAGGTAAGCTTATGACACTGTTGTCGGTGGAGACCCCTAGTGTGGTGGTTATTTTGCCCGGTTCGATGTTATAGGTTTGGTCTACTACTGTCCATTCCACACCAGAATATTTCTGGTTGTCAGGGAATTGTAGTTGTGTTCCGGTTTCGATCATTTGCATACCAGTGAGGGTGAGGGTTCCGGTGTAGATTTCCTCCGATTTTTGGTCGAGTTGTTGTTGTAAGTAGTTAGTCATCTCTTCCACGGTGTAATCGGTTTTGGTGATTGGATCGGCGGGCCTTAAACCATACTTAGCAATACTAGCAGTGTTTTGCAGGTGCACGGATGTTTGGTCTTCTTCGGCCCCATAGTAACCGGTGAAATCGTTTAATACTCCGGTGGCGTTTTTGGTTGCCTTGAAACCCAGGACCCGATCATCATTGTTAAAGAATTGAAGGGGTGTTGCTAGGCGTTTGTTCACTTCAAACCATCGGAACATGCCGGCAAAGTCCACGTACCATTTGAATTGTTGTGCTCCGCTGAATCGGATGTATTGAGAGAATAGTTGGTTGATTGCGGCTTCTTTGGTTGTCCAATTCCCCACAAACTTGTTGGTTGCTTGTCCGTCGGTGGTGAGCTTCACTACTTGACTTAGGGCGGCTTGACCCCTCCCTATTGTGATAGTGGTGTCGGTGAGGATTAGTTCCAGCCATTCCCGGACGGTGTGTTCGGTGTGGTCTTCTTCGGTAGAATCAACTTTATATTTGGTTGTGGTGAGTTCTAAGCCTTTATCCCGGCCACTCAGTCCCCATATCTTGTTATTATCATTCAAATCCACATCCACGGTTTCTATTAATCCTTCTATGACTAAATGCCCCTCAGGTAATGTGTTGTCTATAATAGTGTACTCGAATGACTCTCCCGTGTCATATTCGTCCGGGTCTAGGGGGTTGTTGAATTGTGTGTTAAAGCTGGTTGAGGCTTCGTTGATGCGGTGTTGTATTGTTATCTTTGCCAGTGCACGGTAGATGTCATTCATAGTACACGCCTCCTATTCTGCATCCGTGGCGTATTTCTGGTTCTATTCCTTCTATTTCCTGTGATTTGTAGAGTATCCCTGCTTGGCAGTTTAGGATTAAATAGAATGACCAATCTCCTAATTCAATCGTAGCACTACAATAATCACTATCAGGACACAACACTTCTAAATCGTTCCCTAAACGATGGTGGGCTGCCCAACCAACTTCATTAAATGCAACCCCATAAGCTCCGAAACCTGACCCGAAAAATTCAAGTTCATGGTCATAATCAATTTGCAAGGTATTATTATAGGTCATCCGGATATTGTACTCGTTTACTTCAAGGGTGAAGGGGTAACGGTAGAATGATGGGCCTCCAGGGCCTCCCCAGTTTTCACTTGGTACGGTTGTTAGTAAGGTTGATGTCCCATTCTTTTTTTTGTATAATTTGAGTTGGTTAGTCATTCCACTCCCGTTTTCATGACGTAAATGGTAGTAATTGTTATTGTCGATGTATCCAAAGATTAAGCCTCCTACGCTGGCGTGGTAGTCTATTGTTCCGGTCATTTTGAAAGGGATTTGGAATTGTTCGGTGGATAGGATTGTTCCTCCTTTGTAGAACCCTCCTTCATGTATTACTATCCCATACCCTTCTCCTTCTGTCATTATACGGGCAGTGGTAGGGGCTATTGCACTCATCCATTCTGAGAATAAGGCAGGGTTCATAGTCCATGTATCCAGGTCTGGAGGTAGGGGTAGTTCTATCATGTTGGTGCTGTCCTGAAATTCTTGGTAGAATAGTGGGGCTAAGTTGTTTCCTGTGAGGGCGTATATTGTGAGTGTTTCCCCATCCCCGGGTGTTTCTGGGAGTTTGATCGAATAATAGGCAACATCCCCAATGATACTGTTTTTAAACCCTTCTAGGAGTGTTCCATCACTCATGATGAAATGTATGTCTTTGAAGTCGGGGGACATTAATGTTGGTGTGTATTCAAGTTTTATACGGACATATTTATCTTCTTCAACCACATCGTGACCGGTTATTATGATTGGCATTGCATAAAAATAGTTAGAAGGTAATAAAGCATTTCCTAGTTCTTCGCTTCGGTGGCTTACCTCCCATTCTTTTTCTCCTATTTTCGATGTGGATGGGGGGGAATAATACATGTAGAAGTCGAGTGAATCGTTAGCCGGTATTTCAAGGGATAGTGAGTGTGTGTAACTGTTCCCATCTAGGCTGAGGTAGGTTGATTGGTACGTGTCTATTGCACTCCCCAACTGATTATATGCCTCTTTAGGGGTTAAAGTTAAATTAAGTGTGGTATCATTGTTGTTTATCACTGTTATGATTTGTGGACTGGTTTTATTACCAGAGTAAATGCTTTCAAACTGTACTCCATCAATCCCCACTCCGTCACTGTTTTTAATATTAACCGGGGGGAAAATGGAGGCGGTGGCACTGGTGGTAGTGGTTATTGTTGATAATCCTTCCATGAATGCAGCGTTACAAATGATTTGCATCTCACACGTTCCACTTCCCCCGTGCCGTATCCCCGCATCGATGGTTAATGGGGCGAGGGTTATGGTGCTGGTGCCTCCGGTTTCATGGTCAGTCATTTTAGGTTAATACTCCTTAATAAGTGTTTAATCCATTATTATTATTAGTGCCCCGGCTCCGAAACTGAAACTATCACCATTCAACACTGTTTTAGGGACGGTTACTTCACCCCAGACCAACACCTCACCTGCGGTTGCAGCAGTGCATACAGCCCAATGGGTTATTTCTCCCCAATCTCCACTGGCAACATTACTTGTGAGGATTGCAGCGTTACTTGTACTTCCTCCACTGGCAGTGTTCCATGAGGCTGCGGTGGTGGTTATCCGGGCGTAGTTCATTGCCACGGGTTCAACTATTGTACTCCCAGTGTCTGAATCGTCGGGGGCTGCGGTTAATAATGCAATGTATCTGCTTGCTGATGGGCTTTTACCCACCACTTGATTTAGTAATAGGTTTTCTAGGTAGTCTGATGCACTTCCTGCCATAAAATAAAACCTCCGTTGTTTAAGAAAAAAATAAGTAATTTATTCTGATGCATAGAAGACACGGATCCACCGTGCCCAACATCCCTTATTCACATCACAGGGATGAGCAACAGCATCTTCAGTATGGATGCTGGTTTCGATTATAATCTCAGTTGTCGGTGTGTCAAGGTCCCAGGATAATGTTTCCTCCCCAACGGCAAGGTTATTCCCTTCAAAGAGTTTTTTATCTCCTATATCAGTGTAATGCCAGAACTTCCTAACACCGTTGACTTCCACCCAACAGTCCGTACCTGTTTCACCACAATCCCCACTACCTCGAATTTCAACCCGGGCCACGTTTTGTGGTTCAACGATTTTAATGTATCCAAACTCGTTCCCATAAGCATCATGCTGTCCGACTGGGTTGGTTTTATCAGTCCACATGTAATATTCAAAATTATCATGCTCATCATAGTTAGGGTAGTAAACGGTTCCCCCGGGGCCTCCTTGAGTCTGATACGTGATTACTAGTTCGTATTCGATTATACTCCCAACATTGTCTTCATTATAGTAACTGTCCAGGTTCACTTTGACTTTCCGGATCGCACACCGTTCCCATGTCTTTGTTTCCGTACCTTCCTCATTAGTCGCCGTGACCGTGACAATCTGACCCCTGACCTGTAACTTGGTTCCACCATTTAGGAGGGAGTCGTTGTTGATTTTCTCGGAGGTTAATGCGTCGAATGCTTCCACTTCTACCATGGGATCGGCACCGGTTTCATCATACCCCGCCATGCATTTCAGGGTGAGGGTATTGTTTTCCCGGTCGTCGATGAAGTCTGGTTCTACCCATGAGGGTGTTAGTCCGCCTATTGTCCATTTCCTATATGCCATAGTCTTTTACCTCAGTATGTTTGGGATTATGGTGCCTCTTCGGGCTGCTTGTCTGCTTATGCGTTCTGAGAATGAGTTATATGCTCCTTCGGCTAATCCTTCACCCACCTTCACGGGGTCGCTTCCTTCAGCCACTTTCACATCTCCAAAGTAGAAATTAAAGCCCCCCATGGCTGTGGGGTTTAATTGTGATGAGGGGGGGGTTGGGAGACTGGAAGCGTTCATGTCAAAATTAAATAATTCCTTAACACTGCTCAGGCCACGGGAAAGATAATCGGCAAAGGTTTCCCCAATACTCAAACCGTATTGGTCTACTTCGTGTAATGGTCCGCTTACGGGGGGGCTGTGGGCTATTAATCCCTGGGATGCTTGTGCTATTGCTGCGTTGATTTCATCTGTGTTGGATGTGATTCCACTTGATATTCCAGCGGTCCAGGATTGTCCGATGCTACTACCACTGTTCATTATACTTTGTAGGTAAGCATTGGAGCTGTATTGTTTTATCTGGTTGTCTATGTCTTTTAATGCGTTTTTATATTCACGTGTGGAACCGTAGGCACTGGGGCCGGCTTGTGTGATGGCGTTTCGTTGTGCTCGGAGTGCTCGGAGTGTTTCGTTTCTTTGACTTAACAACTCTCCAGGAGAGTAAGTGGTTTTAGGTAAATCTATACCCATTGCACTAGCCATACTACTCATACGACTCATAGCGGCTTCTGCCCGTTCCGCTGCCAGTTCAAAGTTGGCTCCAATGTTGTGGGCGGCCACTTGCATGTTGTATGATATTTTTTCAGCATTCGTCATTGAAGAATCAGTCATACTGGCAAAAGTGGCCTTGGTTTTACTATCAAGGTTGTCCAATTCATCAAATGTCTTTTTAACCGCTTCCTGCCTTTTCTGTTCAGCTTCCACCAACTCGTCTTGTTGGGTTTGTTCTTGTTGCCGGCGGTAAAGGTCGGTATCAGCAGGACGACCATTCAAAATATTCCAAAATAAATTCCAAAACTCGGAATCACTCACTGATGCTTCAGCCCCTTCCTTAGTCCCTTCACCAAGTTCTGTACCTAACTCGTAACCGTAACTGTTCATCTTTTCAGGAGTAACCTCTGATAATGGCCCGGTTTTTGCGGGGCTGTGTGGGAAGTAATCAGCAATGGTTTGGAGTACAGAATCAATAGTGGGGATCGAGTCTTGCATACCTTTTATAAGGTTACTTATCCAATCACGACCAGCATCATAAAGGTCTTCGCCAAATCCGATAATCTCATCCGCTAACTGGATAAAAGGGGATTGCATATTAACCAGTGCGTCCACAAAGGCGGACTGAATATAACCCACGAAACCAACTAGGGAGTTCCATAGGTTGTTAAAACTAGCTCTTACTTGTTCATTATTCTGGTATAAAAGGTATAATCCAGCTACGAGGGCAGCCACAGCCACCACCACTAATCCGATCGGGTTGGCTGTCATGGCAGCGTTAAGTAACCATTGAGCAGCCGTGGCTGCTAGTGTTGCCGCTCTTTGAGCAGTTGTAGCCACGACATAAGCTGTAATGGCGATAAGTTCCTTAGCATACGCCCCAATAGTAGTCCATAGTTCTGCGTTGTAGAGTTTCCGGGCTACCACTCCGGCGACTATGGCTGCACTGCCTAATATCCATTTAGCCGTAGAGGCTGCTTGAACCACAGCTTCACGGACATAGCCGGCGATGGTTTTCCAGAGTTCGGCATTATAAATCTGTCTTGCAAAAACCGCAGCATTCATTATAAGAATACTAGCCGTTTGCTTTGCCTGCCTTACAGTTTCTACAGCAATCTCCTTAATCAAGGCTAGACTAGATTTATTTGTTGCATCAATTTCTAACCACTTAGCGGCAGTGACTAAGAGAGTCCTGATTTGTAGGGCTTTATATAGGGCAACTAAAGACCCAATAACCCCTCCAATTGTTATGAAAGCCCCACCTAAAAGTAGCATTACTCCAAGGAATCCCCGGGTAACGGGGTCGAGGGAGGTTATTCTTTGGCTTAATCCTTTGAGGTAGTCGGTTAGGCTTTTCATTGCAGGAACAACGAGAGGTAATAAGAGTTGTCCTATAACAATGCTCAGATAACCTTTTGCCCTGCCCAATGCTTCACTTACTCCCTGCCATGACTGTTTAAATGCTTCATTAGCATCAGTACCATATTTAGCATTATATAACATTCCCAGGAATGCAGCACGGGAGGTAGCATCCATACCTTCAAATTCCTTACTCACTTCTTCTATTGACTTCCCAGTAATGTTCATTATGTCTTGAGTAGAAATACCAAGAGCTGTAAGTGTCCTTTGATTTAAAAGTCCGGTTCGGACAGCTCTTTGAAGGGCATAGGTCATTGAGTTAATATCATTACCAGTAACATAAGCAGCCCCGGCGATTCCTTCAAAAGCAGAAGATATAACTTCCTCGGAGTCCACACCAGCAATACTCATTTGAGTAATGAACTCCCGAATAGTTCCAGCTCCACGGCCAGTGGCACTACTCATCTCACCAATAGCACCAGACCAACTATCCTTAATCATTCCCACGGAGTCAACAGTCCCACCAAGAGCCACAGTCATTCGGGTCCAACTGTCTTCATAGGTTCCGGCGGCACTGGTTAAATTATCAAGAACAAGGTATCCACCTATGGCTGCGGCGGCTCCAGCTAATGCTTGTAAACCGTTTAATGCTTCATCGGATGCACTTTTAACTTCCTTACCCATCTGATCAGCATTTTCTCGGGCTTGGTTGAATGAACCTCCCATTGCATTAGCGTGGGATGCCGCTTCATTCAAGGATGAGGAATCTATATTGCTGATGTCCCCGGAGATGTTCTCCGCTGATTCACTGACAGATGCTAGTTCGTTTGCTGCGTTTTCTGATGCTGATGATACTTCCCCTAACCCGGCAGTGTTGGCTTCTATCGTTATTTCAATTGCACGGTCTTCGAGGGATACTATTTGTGCGGCGAGGGTGTCAAGTTTTCCAGATATATCACTAATATCTCCACTTACGATTATGCCCAGGTTTTTATAAGCCATGAAAATTAGCTCCAAAAGATTAGTATAAAAAGAATGTTTTAGAATAGTTTTAAAATAAAATAAGAGTTTAATTAAGTTAATAAGATATAGCGTACGCTAATAAGAGTTTTAAAAAACATTAAAGATTCAATGGATATTATAGAACTAAAAAAGAAGGATATATTGGGGGGATTAATTTAGGGGATGCCCACACCGAGGACACACACCAGCATCCTTACTAACATCCCTACTACAAGCGGGACACGGCATAATATCTTTCCGGGTTTTGGTTCTCATCTCATCATATAACAATCCAAAAAAGAATATAAAGCCTATTATGCCTATTGGGAAGAATAAAAAGAGCCATGCAAATGATATGAGTCCAATAACACCTATGACTATTATTTTAAATCCAAGATGAGACTTTTTAGATTTGTCCTTGGTTTTCTGTTTGTTTTTAACCATGTCACTGTTTTCTTTGAATGTTGGTAATCTTAGTTCGCCTCCACATTCGCTGCACTGGTATTTGTCGAGTTTGTCAAAAAAGCCTAGGTCATATTCTTTCCCACATTCTTTACATTTAACTAACATATTACTACGCCCCCACAATAATATTATAGGTATGTAATATATGCCCTCTTATTATTAATAAATTCATTGCTCCTTTCATCCTCTGAATAGTTTGCGTTTTGTTTCAAAATCCTCCCTAATATCCACCGGACCCTCTGGGAAATACTCAAGCTCACGGTAAACAATATCATAGATTACGATCATGTCTCGTTCATAAGCATACTCTTCACCCCAACCAGTCTCGAAACAGATCCCACTCATCAACTTCCGGAACTCTATGATTTTTTCTTCTGCCGTGAGGCTTTTTTTCCTCTTTGTGACTTTCCCTTACCAACCGCCTTCTTATCTTCCCGTATCTTGTTCTCAATGGATTTTTGTAAGCCTCGTGGGGGATTAGATAAGCTTATCATCGTGTTAGCTATGAGCATGATGTGTTGCCGGGCTATTTCTATGTCTTCGATTTCGTCTAATTCGCTGGTGGGGGTGTTGGGGTAGTAGAATCGTTTTAGTCCTCTTTGTGCTAGGATGTAGCCAGGTCCGTTCATTTCGTCTTCGTCTTCTGGATTGGGTTCCCCATAGATTAGTTTTGATCCTATTTCGTCCATTTTGAGTTGAAGATCAACAATAGTATTAGTGAGTTCAAATACTTTGTCAAGAGCACCCATTTCTTCTAATTCTTCATCACTGTACTTTTTACCTGTATCATCTGCCCGTAATGATTCTAACTCCCGTTCTATGTCTCCAAGTTCTTTTAGGAGAGGTGTTAGGTCTTTCCTGATAGTTTCCACCAATATTACATATGGTCTGTCGGCGGCTTTATATCCCCTCAATTCAATCTTATTCCCCTCAATCTCAATAGTTTCGGTTGGGTACAGTTTTGGTATTTTGATTTGTGCTTTCACAATTACTCCTCCCTTTTTACAAAAGTATTCAACACTCTCTTTCTCTAGCTATGATTCAGTATATTAAAAAAAATAATAATAAAAGAAAAGGGGATATTTATTAGGCTTGATCCTTCAACAGAATATAAGGCTTTTCACCCACAGCCAAGGTTAATGTTGCGGTTAGGTCATCATTCGCAGAACCCTCAGGCAACACTGGAGCTTTAGTAACCCCTTGAAGCATAATATAACCCATAACCTCACGGTCTTTTGGATCATCCGTTTCATCCCCTGAGAATATGGGTACGTAACCATCCATCAAAAGTGGTTTATCCATTAGCTCATATAAGGTGTATCCGTCCTGTACTCCGGTCTGTGAGGGTGTGTCAAAGTTACCAAGGAAAATGGCTTCAAGGTCAGATAAGATTACCTCAACATCATAACTGGTTTTTATCTTACCAAACGACTGATACACACTTCGGCTTCCCATACGTTCAATATCCCTGGTGTCCTGGTCCAGTTTGGGCTTCACACTCTGTTGAACATACACATCATGCTCCACTGTACAGGTAGCCCAAACACTATCAGCACCGGCAGCGTCAGGGGCAGCAGTTAATTCAACAACCCCGTTCACGGTGAAACCGGTGTCTGGATCAACTAATGTTTTTATACTGGTTGCTGTAACTCCGGTGTAGGTGGTTCCTTTCAAAGTCTCCACAACCACATCGTCTACGGTTGGAGTTATACGTTTATATGTACTTGCCCCTAATGGGTAGTGTGTTGCTGGGAATGTGAATTCTTTATTTACTCCGTTTATTGTCCCGGTTAATTGCACCCGTTCAGTTACTGGTACTTTTAGGACTAGGAGCATTTGTGAGCCGTCTAATGTTGCGGCGGCCATTTCATCAATATTCTTTATAGGCATGGTTTTATTCCTCCTTTACCTTTCTAATCTTCTGTTCACTCTTTTCAACCTTTTTTAATGCTTCTTCTTTGTTGAATGAATTAAATTTAGGTGCATAAGATTCTATATAATTCCTTGCACTCTGATAATCCTCTGATTCAATATAATGTTTAATCGTCTGTTCAAGTTCCTTAAGCGTCATCTCAGTCATAAAATACCACCAACTAGTTAAATGGTTATTTGTTCACGTGCCTTAGCAATATTCAAAACCAGTACAGCCCCAGCACAATAATCAGGAACATTCTTCGTACCCATATTCTTATCATTCTGCCGGAAACCCCCCGGACTGTTATAATCAACTTTACACTTACACTTGCCTCCAAGTCCAAGGGTTTTGTTTGCTTCAATAGCAGCGGCCAACCGGTCCCATAAGTATGAGGCTCGTCTTTGTGCATTTTCATTCTCACCATCCACATAGACAAGGAAATATCCTTTAATGTGGGCTACTTTGCCTCTTCCACCCATGGCAGGGGTTATCTTTTCAATCTTACCCAACGCTATGAGTACAGTGTCGCCGGAGTGAAGGGATATATTATCAGGTTTCCCCGCTTCAACATTCCCGAACTCCCGTTTAGGCACCGCAGAAGAATCCTCAATAGTTTCAACCACACTTTTAAGGGCATCATACACCGAATCCCAATTATAACCCAAATACGTTTCTGTCATCTTAAATATCTCCCACAATCCATGATCCCATCTCATCTAATCTACTATCCACAGTAAGTTCAAGGTCTTCAAAGGCCATACCGGGATAGTCCTGTGGTGCTGTTCCGGGATGTTCTCCAATGTAAACCCATGAGCCTTTAATATTCACAGGGCTGCCAATCCAGTGTGCCCTGGTCCCTAATACAACATAAGGGTAGTATTCAAGGGGGTTGTCAGTGTAAAAAGAGAATTGTCCATCGTCTACCACCATATTCTCCGATACAAGATCACCCTCATCAAAGGGAGTGTAAATAGATAGGAAAAAGGCAGAGTCTTCTTTTAGAGGGTCGATGATGATGGTTTGGAATTGGTCGGGTAGGTCGTCAATGGTGGACCTTAATTCTTCCACTACGTCCTTTAAGACGATTATTGTAATCGAACCCATAACTATCACTACCTGTTTTTTAGAGGAATGGTGATAGGACTAGGTCCGATTGTTTTTCATAGGAATCAGCGGAGGGGCTTCTCTTATCCTTTGTAGTGTATAGTGAGTCCATAATGTAGGCCATGGCTCGTAGGTTTGCGGCTTGAGTGAGTATGTCCAGTTTAGCAGCCATTAAAGAGGGGGTGTCGTCGGTGAAGTCTGCTTCGGTTAATGATTCTATGATTCCAAGTTTACCATTCACGGCACGTTCGGCGGCCATTATTGCATTGTGGATTATTAGGCTGTCGGTGAAGTCCTTAGTGTGTTGTTTCATTGTGGCTCGTATTGTGGCTTCGTCTGCGTAGTAATTGCTTACTGGGCTTACATCGAGGGTTATAAGTTGAGAATGAGTATATATAACCGCATCAACGGTGATGTTCCAGGTGAATGTATAGTCACCGGTTATGGCATCGTCTTCAAAGGTGTAATCGTAGTGGTATCTGCCCGTGCTGTCGTTGGTTGTGGTGTCGTTGGTTTCGAGGGCTTCACCAAGGGGGTCAATGACTGTTATTGTTACATTATCTGGGTTGGTTAGTGTGCCGTCTACTCGGTAGGTGATTGGTAGTGTTATTGTGTCTCCAGGATAAGTTGACATGGTTAGATGGCTCCTATGAGGTTTGTTTGTAATGATTTGATTTCTTGTTCTACAGTACTGTCCCTATTTTTCACTCGGTCAAGTACCATGCGGCATAGAACATCCTTAGCGATTACCGCATTAGTGGGGGTGGCTGTAGTGTAAGTGATGGTTGCAGTGTAATCATTGACTGGTCGTTGTGATAATAGGATTGTCCCGGTGGCTTCCTCTAATTCTTCATCGTCCAAGGTATATAATGAACCGTTAAGTAGAAGTGTGTCTATTGTCTTGACTGGATAGTGGTCAAGTTGTATCAATTTGGTGTTAAGCCGTATCTTCTTCTCCACTACTTCCCGCTCTTCAAAGATGCGCCCGGTTCGACGTTCCAGGTCTGTTTGACATAGTGTGATCATGGATTCAAGGGTGGTATCATTCTGTAATAGTATTCCTACTTTGTAGTTGCGTGCGGCTTCTTTAACTTCATCCGCTGTCACTAGACTCATAATAACACCATCCTATCCTCATTATTTCTTTTTAGCATTCTTCTTTTTCTTTGAGACTGTGAAAGGTCTTAAACTGTACTCATCCTTCTTTGCCAGTTTCTCAGCCTCTTTGTCATCTTCAATCTCGGCCTTACCATTGATGAAGCGTATGTTTTTTCCTTTAACGTTCACTGAGTGGTTGGCTTCTTTGTTTTTGAAGTATAATGTTTTCATATATTGAGTCCTCCATTATGTAGGGATTTAAAAAAAAAGGGGGGGGGGGTGGAAGTTTAAAGGGTTTTAGATTCCTTCAATATACTGAAGCCATACTCTCATCTTACCAGCGGATAGCTGATCATCACCAATGGTAACTAAGAGTTCACTGGCAGCGGTTAGCTTAATAGCAGTTGAACCGGTGTTATCAGGTACTATGTCATGGTTTCCAGCATCCCAAATATTCCCATCAGCACTGACGGCGGTTGCGGGTACAAGGGCATTAGCCCCTTTTATACTCAAAGCCAGGGTGACGCTGTCATCTACACCGTCTGTGAAAGTTGTTAATACCTCCACACCCCCACCGATAACAAGAGCGTTATCAGGTAGGGTAACACCTAAATAGTGTTGTCCTATTGCAGTGACACTGGTAAAAGTCTGATCACCAGTACCCACAGCGGCAATGTTCACTAAACCGGTAGCTCCACCTGCAACGGCATGAGCCCGGGTATCATAGAGTGTAAACGTGTTATCAGTGCCTTTACGGACATAATACGCTGTATTAGCACTGATGCCGGTTGGTAGGGTGTCGCTGGTTGCTACATTGACACAATCCCCGGTACTGAAGCCGTGAGCGGTTACTGTTACTACGTCGGTGTCGGCGTTTATGTCAGTGGCTGATGCTGCAACAGCTTCCACTGCATCAGCGGTGTCATATTCCCCGATTGCAAGTTTAGGTAGTTTACCAATCCCAGGGGTGCTGTGATCATTACCCACAAGGGCAACGGCCCCAGTGTTTGAGAGAGTTGCATCTCCACTGATCGCTTTCCAATCCACATCCGAACCCGCACCCTGACCGATTAACACCTCACCACTACCTGACCTGACTATTACGTCGGTGTCAACACCGGTAGAGGCAACTATGCCTAATTGTAATTCTTTGATTACAGTTCCAAGTTTAATTCCTGCGATTGGAATGATTCTATTTAATATTTTTTCATGTTTGTCTGATATTGCCATGTCATTCCACCTCTTTTAAAAAAATAAATAAGGATAAATATTTTCTCCCTATCTATGTTTAAGCGTCTTTAGTTCCTATATCGTACATGCGAGCGTTGAATGATTCAGCACGGCACATGAAGGATTGGAATGATGCAAGCACACTAGACTGGGTTAACTTGGTTTTAGCCAGGTCTATGACGGTTGGTCTCATCAAGTATTTGAGCATCAGGGTGGAGTAATCCACGATTAATAGTTCTTGGGCGTCATCAGTGGTTGGCATTGCAGGGTCAACTATGATAGGGATACGGCCTGCTGGGCTGTCATAAGCATCAACCTGGTAACCAAATGCAAGTTCTGCCTGTGGAATCAGTGGAACATTCACGTTAGGATATAATACATCTATGAGTTGTGATTTAACGTTAGCACTGGTAACCACAGCGGAAGGCACACCTCCAGCGTCCATCATGGCGTGACAGAGGGTGTCAAGTTCAAATTGACTGGTTATTTCTGCATCGTTCATGTCTTTGTCATTGGTGTCTATGAGGTCGATCAGTCCGTTGAATCCGTTGTTGGCACCAGTACCGTTTAACATTTCATTGTTAATGGCTTGCACGTTGTATTCTAGGCCGTCCTGTATTTCCTGTTGTAGTACATCAACCACATCGTTTGATCCACCAGCGATTAGCTGATCGGATATTTCAAGTGGGAAGACGTGGGTGGTCATGGTCCCGGTAACTAGGTCGTAGACACTGTCAGTTACATCAGGTATGGTTCCGGCTTCGGCTATGAAACTTCCAGCTCCTCCACTAACCTTTTTAAGGTATGATGGTTTGTTTGAACTGGTATCCTGGATCATACCCATACCATCTAACCAAGTGTAAAATGGGTACTTCTTGACTACCATGTTTTGTAGTCTGGAATCGAGTTCTGGTTGGATTATGTCGCCGGCACTGTTTGAGGCGGTGTTTAATGCTTTTGTGAGTTCGAGTAGTTCGGCTTTGGTTGCGAAGTGTCCTTTTATATCATTAATGTTGGTCATATTCTTATTCCTCCAATTAATCATTTTTATTTAAGCGACGGGTAGTCCTTTTCTTTCTGCGATGGCTTTGGCTGCGTCTTTGGTGCTCATTTTACCAGTGGCTGTCTTTTCCACTTTTTCTTCTTTTTCTGATGGGGTTTCAAATTTGGATCCGCCTAGTGATTTGGATTTACGGGTACCTTCACGTGCTTCCACGATACCGAGGATAGTCTTTTTCACTAGCTCGGACTGGTTGTCCTCGAATGTTTTGGCATCCATGATTACCAGTTTACCATTGTCCTGAGGGGTTTCTTCTTCTTCTTCGATTCCGAGGGCTTTGAGCACACCTTTAGTCACTTTGTCAGTTAATAGGTCTTCGTCAATTGCTTTTACTTCTGAGGGGTTGGGGTCTTTAGGGTCTTCATCGGGCTGTACTAAGCCCTTGATTTTGTCAAATAATTCGTCATTGCTTTTCTTCACTGAGTTGTCTATCATTTCTTGAACTTTAGTTTCGTCCATACTTTCACTTCCTTTAACATTCTTTTTTTTGTAATCGGCTGGTTCTTCGTGCTCGTATGCTTTGGTTTTGAATACTTCCAGCTTCTTTTCAACGTACTGTTCCTGTACTTCGACAGGTTCTCCGAGGGTGACATTTCCCTCTTCATCGATGCTGTACGGTAGTTCGTAGAGCTTGTCTTCTTCCCAATTTTCGATAATGCAGCTGTCCGGGAAGGTGAGCTTTAGCCATACTGGACTGTAGCCATCTGGGCCACGGTACTTAGAGTTTATTGCAGCACTGATGGCACTCATTATGGCATCGTAAGATTCATCTTCTGATTTCACATTTTTAACCTCCAAGTTCTCATTCTTCAATCCATATTTATTCTTAATACTCTTGAAAATCTGATTACAAACAGTACAACCCTTAACAGACTCCCTACCAGTACCACTAGTAGCCGTATTCACTGGCATTGGTGTGAAAGTGGCATCAAGTAAATTAACCTTATCCAACATCCTCACCCTTTCATCCATAAAGTCCTCTTCACACACACCGCCAAAACTTCCACCCATCTTAGTCTCCGAGTCCAATATGTCTTGGATGGTCTTTCGTAGTTCGTTCCGAACACGACCTTTAACCCATAACTCATTTCCTTCCACCTTTGCTTCTATTACTGGGCCTATTGTGTGGTCGAGGTCGTATTTGTGATCTAGGTACATGTTGATACCTAGGGCTTGTTTTGCCATGTCATCTAAGCATCTTTGTGTTAATTGTTCACCTTCAAGGTCTACATCGGTAGTGGCTAAGGCAAATTCGAGGTATAGAAAGCCGTCGTCTTCCACTTGTGCTTTTCTTAAAGGGAGGTTGAATTTAAACTTCTTATCTTTCAAACTAAAGTTTGGTGGTTCTGGCATTGGCTAACAGCTCCTTTAAAACAATTATAAAACGAACTTCGTCATAGCGAAATATAACGAAGTAACAATATACATCTAAAAATGGATTTCAATTTGTGTGGATTGTTTGATTTAAAATAAAATAATGAAAAATGTTTAAACTAATATAAAAAATTATAAACAATGAATTTAAATTAAAATGGTAAAAATTAAGAAAAGTGAATTGAACAAATTATAAAAAATAAGTTAAGGAGTATCTGGATTCTGAGCTTTAATCAATGCCTTCTTAACCACTTCTTCTATTTCTTTATCAGTAGTATCTTCCCTGTTAGTGTATTTTTCTAACAGTTCATTAGCCTTTTCCAAGTTCTGGTTTTCTGAGTGTTTTAAAATATCTTTCTCTAATTTTTCTTTAGTCAAGTCATCACCTTCAGGTTTAAATGTCTGGCAATTCAGCACTAGATAAATCCCAGATCGGATCTCCAGGACCACACCTGCAACCGTAATGTGGAGCTTCAGGATAATCTTCCGGCCTATAAGGTCCACGTGCTGCTAGTTCCTGGCAGTCCTCACAAACATTCTCATCACCTGCATCTTCCCATGGAATCAGGACTGGCAACCCAATATAACATTGGATTCTCCCCTGTTTATCAGCTTCAACCCCTCCGAACATCCCCATCTTTTCAGCTATAATGGATTGATTGTTAAAGGTGATGTTTTCCGCTGTTTTAGGGTCACTCATACGGCCATACTGTTTGGCATCCTCCATCATTTGGGTAAGATGTGATAACTCTTCCGGTGCCAGGTTTTCAGCGTGTTGTATTTCCCGGATTGCATCTTCAGCACCGGGGACAAATTCAGTAACTTCACTTATCCCAGGTATCTCAAATGATACACTTTCACCGGCAACTGTTCCGGTTTCAGCTTCAAGGGCTTCTAATTGTTCACCTGTTAGGTTGCCTATGACACTGGTTAAACCTGTAAGACCAATGAGTCCACCTAGGAATAGTAAGGAGTTGTCTGATTCATTAGAGGCTTTGTTGAAAAGAGATTCATATTCCTCTTCAAATTCTTCATCCTCTAATTCAGCATCAGTTAGCTTTCTTCTTAGAACCATATGCTGCCTCGAAATACCTTTTAGCTAACCTTTCATGCTTTATATCTAGCTCTAATTGTCTCCCTATCCGTTCAACTGCAAAGAGTTGCCAGGCTAATAATGCATCCTTAGGCTTGGAGGTTTTAGGTGCTTTGGTTTTGATACCTATTTCTTCCAGTTTATCCAGGGCTATTTCCACATTTTTATCATAGATTTTGTTAATGTATTCTTCAGCTATGGTCTGGCCTTCTTCTATGAAGGTGTTGATTAGTTCGGGTATGTCTTCATCGTCTGCAGTTTTAACGTCTTTCCATAGTGATTCCAGGAGGTCCTGTAGTTCTTGCCGGTATTTGAGTTCATCCTTCCCAGCTTTACCCTCACCCATATTTGCATCTACTTTGAAATCGGGTTCATTGGTGTTTGCTTTGGTAAGGATGACTTCATCCAGGAGGTTGTAGTAGAGGTCTTTATCCACCACGGCTTTACCCTTGAGGTTGTTGCAGACATCACACATCTTAATACACCTCTACAAGTCCTTTCTGTTGTAGAATCTTATCCAAACTGGCTACACTTCTTTTAATCGTCTTTTGTGGTTCCGTTGGTCTGATTGCATTCTGGACCATGGACCCGTAACCAGTAGATCCCATAGCGTAACTCATAGGCTCATCCCCATAACTTAACGGTTCTAGACCGTAACCGGTTCGGATTTCATTCACTACCTTGGTACCGTTTCTGAGCTGCATATTTTCGATGTTGGCTCTCATTTGCTTATCTTCAAGGTCAATATCCCCAAAGTGGAATCTTTCTTCAAAACCCCATAGGTCAAAGGATTTACCCATAACCCGGTTAAACTCATCCTCCACTGGTCGTAAAACCTTACCAACTAGTCGCTTCTTGAACTTCTTATCTGCCGTGTTATCCCGCTCATTACCAAGCGATCCGGCGGTGTAGATGCCTACATTCTGAGGAGGCACCCCATAGCTAGCGACGATACGGTCACGGATGCGGTCCTGTAAGTCTGTGAACTGCATATCCCTATTGGATAAGCCTGCTTCTTGGAATGTTCCACCACGGAGGAAATAGGTACCCTGCGGGTTCTCCATGGCCTGTTGCTTAACCCGCTTAATATTATCAGTATAAACACTGTCATCTATGTCAGCATCGAATATCATGAAGTTCTTAGGACTCATGCCGCTGTCGAACCAGCCTTTATTGAAATCCATGGACAATATGTCAAGGGTTATACTTTTAGCGGCCTTATCGATCGGACTCTTTCCATACAATTCATTCCAGGGGTCCGGGTTCATGATATGAATCAACTCATCATTCTCATACCGAACCCCACTACCAACCAATCCCCACTGATCCGTATCATAATAATAAAACAACCGATGCGGCTGTATGAAGTAGAAACCAACCGGTAAGCCCCGGAGTGTGTCGTCGTGGACGCATTCAGCAAACCAATCACCCGGCCCCAACTGGCTGGAGACTCCACGCATAATAAACTTTGTGAAAGTGTCTATGCCATCAGGACCATCCGGACGGTTAAACAAATCCTTAATATAAGCCACCACATCCGGATCATCCTTCTCTTTCTCATCACTGTACACATCAAAACCCGCTGCTAACGTGTCAATCACGTAGGCATCTATACAGGCACTTATCCATTCATTGTCCATGGCCTGGTAGTAGGTGGTCCAGGTTGGTTTTGCCTGTTTGCTGCGGTCGCCTTGTCCGTAGCGGATGAATGGGTTTAGCCATCCTAGGGGTCCTGAGCCTTCCCTTTGTGGTTTGGGTTCTGGATTCCTTACTATGCTGAAGGGTAAGGCTTTTTTAATGGTGCTGAATACTGACATAGTTTCTAAATCCTCATAGTTGTATTACTTCTAAGTCCATGGATTTCTCTTCTTCTTCCATTTTTATATGTAAATAAATGTATCCATAAGCAACTGCATCAACAATATCATCATTTGTACCTTCAGGGAATGATAAGAACTCACTATTAACGGCTTGGATAATTCCTGGATCATTCAAATTCAAAAAGAAAACACTATCTAATATACCATTCTTTAAAGGTGTTGCTCTGTCTGATTTACTGTTGATTGCTTTGGATCTGTAAACTCTGAAACCTTTTAATTGTAATTTCCATTCATCAAATAATAGTTCACCTGCAGCTGCAACTCCGGTTTCAATTAATATCTTAACATTGTAACCATCACGCTTAGCAGTATCTAATATTTTCTGTTTAGTCTGGTCATCATATTGTCCTCTAACAATTTCAGTTACTCCGATTCTACCGTAATTAGTTCGGACCATCAAGGCCCCTACTGTGTAATCTGCATGGATAGTTGCTCCTTTGGAAACATCCCATGATCGTACAGTTTCAACTATTTCCTCATTAGGAAGTAAAGAGGTGTATTGGAGTTTATCAATATCGAAGAAGTCACTGGTTTCATCTAATGGTTTTTGTTGCCAGATACTACTAAAGAGGCGTTCCCCTACTTTTTTAAGTTTACTTAACAATTCTTGTAGGGTGTAACGTTCAGGCCATAATGGTTTATTATCCTCGGTGATGGCGGGGAAGGTGATGAATAGGTAATCCTCGGATTGCTCCCTTTGGAGGTATCCGATTAGGTCGTTGCTATGCCACCGAGTGTGAAGTATTATTAACCTGGTGTGTGGTTCGATACGCTGTTCCACGATACGGTTAAACCAGTCTATCTTCTTTTGTAGGGCGGTGGGTGTGAACTCGTCTTCTTCACCCTTGTATGGGTCGTCTATTATTATGTAGTCTGCATCCTGGCCAGTAATACTCCCACTGGCCCCGGTTAATCTTATACTCCCATTATAGAGTTTCCCATCCTTATCACAGAACATTAGGTGACTGGATGAATGTTTAACATCAGAAAGGTAAACGTTAAAGAGTTCTCCATACTCAGCGATACAATCACGGAGGGCAATACCGAACTTCTCAGATAATGTACTGGTATTGTTAATAATAAGAATGTTAAGGTTAGGGTTCTGGAAAATAAGCCATAAGGGGTAGGCAATCGTCACCATGGACGACTTACTATGCCGAGGTGGCATGGACACTGCCAAGTGCTTGTCCAGTTTGCCAAGGGTTAAGGCCATAAGGTGGCGTGATAACCTTTTAATATGCCTTGCCCGTAATCCTTTGCTACTAAACTTACTGATAATGAATAAACGATAGAATAAATATAAATCATTCAAGAAACGAGGATCCAAATCATCAAGTTTCACTCCCATCATAACCCTCTTCCTCTAAAATACTAATCTGAGTCTTATTACTAAAACTAATACGGGCCTTAACTTCAGATTTAACCTCAGCCTTCATATCCACTTGTTGTTTACGCCCCCATTCATTAGGGTGTTTCCTTTCAAGATACCAAGCCGATGCTTGCCAAGAACCATTCTCAGAAGCCTTCCTAATCTGTTGAAGATGATATGCCTTTGCTTTTTCTTCAGCCTTTTTTACAGACTCCAGAAACTCCACATACTTACCAGTTTTATGTTGTTTGGCTTTGTCTATCCATGAGTAGAATGTTGATTCGCTTACTCCTGCGAGTGCTGCGGCTGTTTTGCGGTAGTTGCCTGCTTCGAGTGCTTGGATGATTTTGTGGCAGGTTTCATTATTGAATTTAGTCATGTTATCAGTCGGGCTTTTTGGTCTGTGAATGTTTCCCATCTTTGTATTATAACATCGCAGTAGTGGGGGTCTAATTCCATCATGTAGCATTGGCGTTGTAATTGTTCACAAGCAATTAATGTACTACCACTACCCCCAAACAAATCCAAAACAACATCATTATTTAAAGAAGAGTTAAGAATAGCATTGGAAATCAATTCGATTGGTTTCATGGTTGGATGTAACTTATTCTTTTTAGTTCTATCAATATGCCATATTGATTTTGTAAATTCTCCATTTCCATAAAATTTATGGGTTTTGTTCCAACCGTAAAGTATGGGTTCGTGTTGATAGTCATAATCGAGTCTTCCCATTGAGAAAACTGGATTGTTTTTTATCCAGATGAGTTCGTGTTTCATTTGCCAGTTTTCTTTCATCATCATCATCATCATCATCTGATCTCCCCCTTGGGGGGCGGTCATGTAGAATGAGCAGTGATCGCTGGCGGCTTGGTGCATGTTTCTGAATGATGGTTTCCAAACAGATTCTGATATTTCATCAACGGATAATTCATCATTGGATATTTTGTTGTAATCGTTATTTCCAAATATTTCTTTTACTTTCTTTTCATAATTAACAGAATATGGGGGGTCTGTGAATACCATATCTGCTTTGTTGCCATCCATTAATAATTCAACATCTTCTTTTTTAGTTGAATCTCCACACATTAACCTATGATTCCCCAATTGCCATATTTGTCCTAATTGTACGATGCTTTCTGTAACATCATCCGGATCGAAGTCGTCCTCAACAACTTCTTTTTTACCTTCTACTTTAGATTCGACTTCTAACTGTTCATTAACATTAAACCCTGTCAATTCTACTTCAAACCCTTCAAGTTTTAAATCATCAAACACTAATTCCAAATCAGCATAATTCCAATCACTACTATCTGTTAATTTATTATCTGCTACCATATACGCAAGGGCTTCTGGACTGTCATGTTTGTGGGTCATTCGTTTAAACGGAACACTCATCAAATTTAAATGGGTGGTGGCTGCTAGGTATGCTCCATGTCCTGCGAGAATATAATTATCTTGACTGATAATGATCGGTCTTCCCCATCCTAATTCTTCAATAGACCGGGCTATCTTTTTTATCTGATCCTCATCATGTGTCCTTGGATTTTGTGGGTGTGGTTTTAGGTCTTTGGTTGCTATCCATCCCGTTTCATCAGGTTTGCTGGGTCTTCCGCCTGCCATTGTCTTCGTCTCCGGTTGTGTTTTTTCCATAATTGGTAGTCACTCATTACCTCGTAGTCTGTGGGGTGTGTTGGTGGTGTGTCGTGGTATCCTACCGTGTAGCCAGGGGGTTTCATGGTGAAAAACTCTTTATTTTATCTTAGTATTGAGATTATGGCAACTACGAGGGCTATGATGGCGGTTCCCA